GTAGCTATATGATATCTAAATAGGCTTCCGTAAATTATCATATCAATCGTACTCCCTGTAGAGATATCTACTATGTGAGGCTTACCACCTTTAAATGAAATTACTCCATCTTTGTCAACTTCTTGAAGTGGAATATTTGCAACTAACTTTCCTGATACGATATTGTCTAGCCCAGATTCTAATTTTATTCCGAATAGATCCTTTGTAATTGGTAAAGTATTATTTTGAATAAGGAAAGATCCGGAATCTTTTACATTGTCATCTGTATTATCATCGAACCTTATAAAGTTAGATTGTCCATAAGAAGCTGTAAGAGTTTGAAAGTTAAGTTCATTTGTTTTTATATCATGCAGTTTTTTACTCCAGTCTTTTGCGATCGGTTTATTATCGTAAAGCTTTTGCATCGTGTAGGCCTTTACCGTTTTAGTTTCATTGTCTGCTGATACGGTAAGACCGAATAACTGAACAAACATTTTAAAGAAATCAAGTTGAGTATCAAAGCCCAAATTAGGAGCAAAATAAAGCTTACCTCCTACCGGGACTGTGGAACCAACCATTTGAGAAAATGAAAGAGAATATTGAATCTTTACATTATCACTTGAAGTAATGCTCACTTGAATCACATCACCTTCATTGAATGATTCGGTTGCATTGAAAATAAATGGCATGCTATCTTCTAAAGTATATCTTTCTGAATGAGTCATAAGTTCAGTATCCTGAGTCATATTCTTAATTATAATTGTAATATCACCCAAGCTACTTGAAGTATCTTTAAATCCAAAAATTGAAAAGTTTAAAACCATCGTGCAATTAACAGGAACGTGATATTCAAGATTCCCTCCTACGATTAAAAATTTACCATTTGCATTTTTGGTTATATTATCCAGATAAATACCAGGTAAAAATGAACCGCTCCAATATACCGGCTCGCTCCTTAAGCATTCGGCATCAAACATTATTAAACTGTCCGGGCTTGAATTAATAGAACATATGGACAAAGCTTTTTTATTCCACTGGTCATCGCTTAGATTAGTTTCTAAGATTCCATCCGGAAGGTTATACCCATTTGATTTAAGGATGTTTTCAATGATTGGTTTTATAAATACAAAAGGATATAGACTATCTAAATTAGTATGATACACACTTGATCCACCCTTTAAAAATGTAGATGCAGCAAAACAGTACTTATTAAAATTTACAGGATCGAAAGAAGCAAGGTTTCTTATTATGCTTCCTAAATCCAAATCCAACATCTTGCTATTTCCTAACGTCGTGAATAAATCAGCATTACCACTTAAGATTTGAACCTCAAAAGAATCTGTTACTTTATCTAAGATTAGGAATGATCCAGGACCCGCGAGAATTGAATCATCTGAATAAAGTCTGCAATTATGTTTCTGATATGGAAACCCAGTTATCACATCGAAAGAATCTGAATTACCAAACAGTTGGCAATTATTCTTGGTTGGAGGAAGTTTCAAATTTTGAGAATAGTCCGCTTGACGGTTTTTTAGTTCTGCGATATTATTCGCCTGGTAATTCATCGCCGGCTTATCATCACCCAAATCAACTACGCTCCATGTTGATATACTATCAACTATTTTTTCAATCAGTAGTTTGTACATTATTTCATTCTTTGAATTATGCGTGCAATAGTCTCTTCTGAAGTAAAGAATTTCTCAGCTGTATTGGTCCGGGCCTGTAAATATCCTAATGTGATTCTCTCATTCATGTAGAATTTATAAATCACTAAGTCCCTTTGAACAGATGAACGCATATACCCTTTAGATAAGAGTAAATCTATCATTGTCGGTTCTAAGGTTAATATGGCTTCGTATACGCTCATTAGAATTGCAGTTGTGGAGTTGGTAACAAGAAGGTAAATTCTAAATCTTTTAAGATATCATGTGTGTCATTTTCACTCTTACCATCTCCATCGATTAAAATAGTTTGCCACTTTTGAACCTCTTCATTGAACCTCTGAATTTCGGGTGAGTAAACAAGAAGACTTACACAATCGAAATCATTTTGAATCATCCCGCTTGATCCAACCTTTACCTTTTCAACCCCATCAAGAGTTACCAGATTAGAAAATCCTTTTACTGATTGTTGATCCTGAACGTAAGGATTGAAAGTTAATTGATTTGAAACGCTCCTGTCAAAGTATTGACGGTATCCAAACATCCAGTAATCCCATCCGCCCTGTCTGTTTTTCCAACGAACATAAAAAGGAGTTGCCGGCATGATAGGATTTTCAATTTCTAAGATAAAATCTTTGTAGTCTGAATCGGTCGAAGTCCAGGTAATTCCGTTTCCTAAATTATCACTAATTATTCTTCCTTGATTATCTCTCAAATAAGCGTCAAAGTTTTGATTACCTATCTCGATCGAGTAATGAAGTGAAGTGATAGGAATCACAAATACATTAGCGTTCACCTGAGCGAACGCATCACCATCAAATCTGATAAATGATTGTCCGGCCCTAAAAGCAAAAGCAACTATCTCGAGTGGGTAACCTTCATATCTTTTCAGCTTGTCAAACCTTGTCATGAAGTGACCCCGCTGATCAGTTAGGTTGCTTGATTCTTGAAGTTGAACCACTGCATTGATAGCAGTTGCAGAATAGATAAAATTATTCAGATTATCGAAAACCGAATATTCAACAAAAAAACTCTTATCAATCCAAAGCGGATCAATTAAAGTTATTCCTTCCTGGATCGCATTTCTAAGGATCTTCTTTAAATCAAAATCAGCCTCGTTATTTAGATATTCTCTTTCACAAGTTATAAAGGTAGCGGGCAAAACAGTTACAAGCCCGATGGCAATAAATATCACGGCCTTGTCTTCGACTCCTTTTGTACATTTTACAATGCAAGGATTAAAAATGGTATGTAGTTCCCCGGGGTGTTGAGTTATGATCATGATTTAAAAGTTAAAGATTTCATTAAATATTTGAGCTTCGTAATGAACTATAAACCTTCGGGCAATTCGATTACTAAAGTCTTCAATCGGTGTTGTGAAAATATCCTGAGTTTGTCCGGATCGGTAAAGTTTTGTTCCTTCTTTAATCATCTTCCATTTCACAGCGTTGGCCCAAAGATTAAACTTGTCTTCATTCTCAAAAGACATTCCTTTTGCTTGCGACCACCTCTTTAAGATTTCTATAAAATCACGGGGAACTCCACCCGGCTTTCTTCCTTTCTCAAAAACGCCAACATAAGAAACCCCTAACAGTTGGCCGTTTGAATCAGTTGATTTAGTTTCAAACTTCTTTATAGTTTCACCGCTTGCAACTTGTTTACTATTTTGAATCCTGATAATGATATCAGATTTTAAAATGTCGAGCTCTTCTTTTAGGATCTGTTGAGTAGTCATACCTTAAATTTTGATTCAATGACTTTGTTATATCTCACTTGAAATTTATGCTCTTCCAAATCCGTGAAGAGAATCCCAAATACTTTACCGTATTTCCATAGAAGTATTTCGTCCGGATCTTTCCCGTATGCTTTAGCCAGTGCTTTGATCGTTCCGAATTCGCCTATCTTTTCGCTGAGTTCTTTTACCCCGGCTCTTTTTTCTTCAAAGGATGGTTCGTATTTTAGGAGTGTTATTTCCTGATCAATCCAAAACTTTAAACCCTCAATGATTTCAGTAAAATAATCTAATAGATCTGAACACTCTTTCAAAGTTGGTTTAAATTTATGCAGGCAAATGAATACTTTTTCAAACTTTTCAAGCTCTGAACAATCAAGTGCCGCAATTTTACCCAGTTCAATGCGCTGTCCAAAGTTCATATCACCTGATTTGATGTTGATATGAACTAATTTATTAGCTGGTGGAGGTGGAATAAACTTGAATGTTGGTAGTCCTAATTTCATTTTTGACTATTTGATATTAAAATTCGTTGTTTGCTTTCTTTTGTTTGTATAACAGTACTGAGACTTTCTCAGTACTGTGGTTTTAAAGTATCTTTTTGCTTACCTTATGTCAGCGAACAGAAGTACCGGCTTATGTTTTTATAGTTGGTTCCTGTTATCGCTCTATTATTGATCGGATCTAATACCAGCGAATAATTATGATACTGCCAACCGACATCCTTATGATTATAAATTGAAAGGATTGCTTTCATGGTTTGCACGCACGAACTGTTCGTGACTAACGTTGAATAAGAATAGTTTATACCATCCATTGGCGTAATGAAGTTGGAGGCCTGAATCGTTATTCCTACGTCAATGTTCCCACATTGGATAAAATGACAAGGTGTAGCCCTGTCCAAACTTTTAGCCTGTGATTGCATCGCAAACAAGCCAACCAAAGCAAGTAAAATAAAAATGAATCGTTTCATAATTTTATTTGAGTTTTACAAAGCCCGCTCAGAGCTGTTAGCATATATTTTGTTTACAATCGAATTGCAACATGATACTTACTTCGTTCGCGTCGAACCTTGGAAGAGGTGTATAGAACTTGAAGTTATCAACACGGTCAAATATTCCTGAATCATTGTATCTCTTCATGAACGGTAAGACAATCTCACTTTCAATCTGATTCCTTAAGGTTTCCCGATCCATTGCAGAGTTTTGAAATTCAGCGAACCGGCAAAAGTATATCTGAACCTGTGTGATCTTTTGTTTTTGAAACTTAGTTCGTGTATAAGAGCCTTGTACAAACTCTTCAATGTAGGCAAATCGGGCGTCTAAACTCTTTTCGTCTGCCTTTAGATTCATCATCTTGTTTTCTTCATACTCAACCTCATAGAGTGGGTTTGAAGTTTCGATAAGCGTTTTTAATTCCTGAATCATGTTAGTAGGATATTTTTCTAATGCCTTTAGCAATAGGTTTATTGTTTAATTTATTTAATGCAACGTAACGAACTGGATCGAGTGAGTGATTAAAATTATCTATTGGTTCATTCGTTAAGTTCCCGTCTCTATCTACTTTCCATTTATAAGAAAGCAATTCTTTACGGATATTCTTCGATCTCTTAGTCACGTTCAAGTGATATCGCTTTAGAATATCAATACCATTTTTAATACTATCCGCTCCTTTTACAGCTCCCTCAATTCTTATTCCGTATGTCTTTAACTCTGCAATACTTTTTGGCTCTGCTGAGTCTGCAATGGTTTCAATTCGTTCAATGCCAAATTCTTTAATAGTTTTTGCAATATCTGAATTCAGCATTCCGGTCCGGTATTCGTACTCATCTAACCACAATTCCCCTTGTGAAAGTCGTACATCGATTATAGCAGTAGGATCATTCGTAAATCCAAAGTCAATACCTGTAAATCGTTTCTTATAATCCTTTGGCATCTCATCAACTAAAGACCAGTTTGTATAAACTAAACCTTCGATCTTTCCGGTTAAACCCCTGGCATAAACTTTAAAAAGTTCCTTATCTGAAATACTTTCAATTCGTTCGTGCTGTTCAGGTGTTAGATAAGGATTATTCCTGTGATCTGATATGATTACTTTCGTGTTCGGCTCGCTCATGATATCATGAGCCCAAAACCTGAAAGTAGGATTATAATCAATAAAAATCTTTTTCTTCGTACGGGCGGCCAACTGCCAATAGATTAAAAAGCTAATCCCGTTTCCTTCATTCACAAATAGGTAATCTCTTTTACCTGACTTTGCATCCTGTTCATCCTGATACGAATTAAACTCAATGATAGATCCGTTTATACAAGTAAAAATCCTTTCAGTTTCATTCGGCTTACTGTACCATTGTTGATAAATTTTAGAGTCACTCCATATCTTTTTAGCATCTCTATATGCTCCCTTTTTCAAGTTTGGTATATCCTGACCAACAACTGTTATAACCTGTTCTGACTCTTCCATTCCAATACAGAAGAGTAGGTCCATGATTGTATAAGTCTTTCCGCTACTCGTCCCGCCCTGGTTAATGTTTACTCTTTCTTTAGAGTCTTTATTCTCAAAGAAGAGAGGCGGTTTACTCGACGTCTCGCTCATTGGATGCAAATGTTTGCTTTGCCGAATTGTCAGTTATGAAAGTCATAGTTGTTACCAGGTCTTTTCCATCTTTTCCGGTTAGTTCTTGTTTGTCTGCTAAACCAAGTTTTCTCATTGCCATATTCGAGTTAAAGATATTTGCCATACCACCCTCGAAATGTTGAGCACTAATGATTTGTCTAACACGTAAGCATATATCAAAATATGTTTCGTAGCCTTCTTTTGACTCGTAGTTTAAAAATGTTTGTACGCTGATATCTAAATGATTACATAGTGCTTCAATTGAATACGCTCTTGTGAAAGGTAAATCAATAGTTTGTTTTAGGAAATTTTTAATACTTCCATGAAGTTTTTTGTCGTAGTTGGTAGGTAGTTTTTGAGGTTGTTTTGATTGTTCAACCTTACGGAGTGGATTGTTATCAGACCATTCAAAATAATTACAAGCACACTTCCAAAATAGTTCAGGAGTGTATGCTTTCTGATTACAAGGGTTTCCCCACATCTTATGTCCTTTTGGTGCTGCACACATTGTATTTATTTGTTTGATTATTATACAATTTGCTACAAATTTAGAAAGCTTATTTTATATAAACAAATAATAAATCTTCCTAATATCACCGTTTTAATACATGCTTAATACTTGCTTAATACTTCATTAATGCTTTAATTTAGTTAATGTATTAATTTGATGGTTAATACAAACAAAGTTTAAAAATCATGATTAATTTAAAATAATTTTCATTTATTTTTGATATAAAAAATCCCTCATAC